TGCCCCACTGATCGGCCATGGCTTGTGCGACGCCGGCGTAGGTAAGGCTGCGTTCTTTAGCCCGGGTGGCGGAAGGTCCCAAGCGGTTCTGGCCTGATGGGGTTTGATTTAGCCACACGCCAAATTCTGGCTTTTGTACAACGTTAGTGGGCTGCAGTTTGGGTAAATTTTTAAGCCAAAGGCAGGTTTTTTTAGACTCTTGGTGCCCAAATTGCCAAGGTTGAATGTATTGATCTGGCTTTCTTATGCGGCTGGAGATGCAACCTACCGGATTTTCTAACGCGATGTACTTTACAGGCGCGTTTAGTAGCAGTTGAACGAAACTTAAGGCATCTTCGGTTAACTGAGGATCTCGGATACCCCTTGTGGTCCAGTGCATTCCGGAGGCTGCTAAGTAAGTGCAGGGCGGAAATGCGATGAGCATGTCCCAGTCGTGATCTGAGTGTAAAAGTGCGGTTACATCGCCTTGGTAGTGATGCCCTGGTGACTCTGTAGGAAGTAAATCGCAGCTCAGGGCGTAATGGCCTTGAGCCGCGAAAGCATCACGTACTCGTCCGCTGTATTCACAGGCAACGAGCACCTTCATGATCAGGCGGCCTTGAAGGGGTTGCCGCCGGTGAGGAGGCGGCTAATGTCGAAGCCTTCGGACTTCGCTTCCAGCCAGGCGGCGTCGATGTGCTCTTGGCTGCCTTTCTTGCGGGGAACAGGGCGGACCGTGTACTCCGTCGTAAGGCCCGAGCCCTTCTTGCTGATCGTGAAGTCCCAGGCAAGCAGGTCCTCGTAATCCTCCATCTGGGAGATCTGGTCGATTTCCTTCAGGATGGACTTCTGCGTGATCTGCAGGACTTGGACTTTGCCGGACTCGTAGTTGTAGACCGGGACCGCAATGAAAAACTTCAGGTCGACGGTGCCAGGGCCGCCACGGCCTTCGCGTGCTTCAAAGTCGCCCAGCTCCACCGTGACGTCCTCGGGGGTGGGCTCTTGCTCGAAGCGGAAGGGCTTTGACTGGCCGGCGCATTGGCCCCAGACTTCGTAGCCCTCCAGGGGCTCGTCCGAGAGCAGTGCGAAGCGGACTGAGCCGCCGTCAGGGAGTTTGGAAAGTTGCAGGTAGCCGCCGCCGCTGCCCGAGCTGTTGACGTTGGCTGAAGCAGTCTTGGAAAGAAATGCCATGGTGAATGGTCGGTTTGGATGGTCGCCGGGTGGCAACTCTCATACAGTAGCACGGGGTTGCCTGGATGGCTACCATAGAAAAATGCCCCAAGGCTGCCGGCCTCGGGGCATACTCAAAACTTTCACTGTAGGAGTCTAACATCGTGTCGCATGAGACGCAAGAGCTTCTGGCATTTGTGCGCCAGTTGCCTATCGGATTGGCGTATGCGCCCATTTACCGGAAAGATGCGCTGCTCCAGTCCGGGAAGGTCAGTAAGGGCAAGACGCCGCTGGAACGGTCGCATCACGTCGTCATGGATCCGGCGGATGTCGCGTTGCAGATCGAGCGCAAGCCGGAAGTGTTCCAGGCGGTTGGTGTGTTCACTGGGGCGAGGAGCAACGGCCTCGTAATCCTTGATGTGGACAGGAATCTCGCCAGATTGAAGAGCAAGTGGTGCGATTCGCTCGACGGTGCTCCGGTCGTTACGTCCACCAAGGCCAATGCGGCGAAGTACCTGTTTCGCGTCCCAGAGGCTCTGTGGGGCGTTGTAAGGGGTTTTGGGTTGTCCGATACCGGGCAGGGCTATGAGGTTCTCTGGGGCCGTCAGGGGCTCCTCTACGGGGCGTATCCGGGCTCCAGTGATGGGAAGGCTCCAGCTGGGCGGTACGGCTTTGAGGGTGATCTGGAGGCCATCCCGGAGGCTCCAGCGTGGCTGCTGGCTGAGATGCGTGATTCCGCCGGTAAAGAGCTACAGGACGGCGGGTTCATCAAGAACCGCAAGGCGCTTGATTTCTCAGATCGAGATCCGGATGAGGTGGCTGAGATTATTCAGTCCGCATTGCGGGTGATTCCAGGGCAGGGGGCCGGCAGTCGGGACCACTGGGTCAAGGTGGGTATGGCGATCCACTCGGAGTTGCCTACGGACTTGGGCCTCACTTTGTGGGCGGCATGGTCGTCAGATGATCCTGAATACAGCGAAGAGTGGGCTAGCTCCAACCCCTGCGAGGAGGTTTGGAAGTCCTTCAAGAAAGGGCCGGTGACGCTTGGGTCGCTGTTCTGGATGGCTGATCAGCAGATGCCAGGGCGGCTGTGGCTGTCTGAGGATTTGCGCAAGGTTGTTGACAGTGTTGAGCAAGATCGCGTGCAGCGATTCCGTAGCACTGGTCTTTCGCACGAGGAAATCGTCAAACGGGCGACGGCGGCCATGGGGTTGCCCAATCCTTCGGAAGTGCAGCACAAGCTCCACGAAATTGCGCTGGAAGCTGGTTATAGGGAGGCCGCTGCGGTTGTGCGGCTTCTGATTGCAGATCAGGAATACAGGCGCGGATCACAGGGAGGAACTCTCCAGGAAATTTTTGCCACGGAGGACACGCCAATCGAATACCTCATTCCTGATCTACTGCCTAAGCCGGGGACAGTGCTGATCCACGGACGTGGAGGCTGCGGCAAAACTATGGCTGTCATGACGCTTGCCAAGCACATTGCACGTGGAATCCCGTTTTCTGTGCGAGGGGCTGATGTTCCAGTTGAACCGGGCAAGGTGCTTTGGCTGAATGGTGATCAAAACAGTCGGCGGATTCGGAAGCAGTTTGCCGATCTGGATTTCACAGCTGATGACCCTGTTGTGGTACAGAACAAGGTTTCGATGCTCTGGTATCCGTGGTTTATCCAGCAGATCGAAGAGCATCGGCCTTCCCTTGTTGTGTGGGACTCCGTTACCGCCTGTATGAGGGGCTGCGCTTACGACCAGAACAAGGCTGAATACGCCGAGCCCATTTACTGGTACAGCGCCGAGAACGGTGAGAGCTTCCCAGCAACCACGATCGTCTTCATCCACCACGCAGCCAAAACAGGCGACTTCAGGGGCACCTCGGCGCTCCAGGATGCCGTGGATGAGTCTTGGGGTATCCGTAGGCCGGAGAAGGCCGAACTGGAGCGTGTAGGGGCTTCTGCACGGCTCATAACCATCGGTAAGAGCCGGGAAGGTAACGAGGGCAAGCAACTGATCCTGCGCCAGCAGGAAGACCTGACGTTCTCGCTCCAGGATCTGCCGGCTCTGGAAGGAGTCGATTCGGCCAGTCCTGCCTCGATCATCGACCGGGTGCTTCAGCGGTTGCGCACCAAAGGCGTGCCAATGACTCGGACTGAGTTGAACGCCGACCCTCTCCTTGGGGGCAGCGTCAGCGCAATCTCGAAGTCGCTCCAGCGCTTGGTCGACCGGGGGCTGGTCTCGGTTGAAGGAGAACGTTCCAGCAAGCGCTACTCAGCAGTACTCGCGCGCGTGGGGGGAGGAGGTATAGCTTGTCCCAAAGAAGAAGAATCCAGTGCTGGAGAGGGATCTCAGGAAATGGGTTGTCCCAGTTTGTCCCAGTTTGTCCCAAGTTGTCCCAAACCGGAGCTTCAGACGGGCTTTGGGACACCCAAAGGACAGGTTGGGACAAAACGGGACAAAATGGGACAACTGAAAACAGTAGATCCGTTGCGGGGCAGTGGATCTCAGAGTTTGGGACAACAGGACACGTCTATCTTCACGCGCGAGAGCCAACGCACTCCCGAGGAGATGGCGCAGCTTATGCAAAGTGCCTCGGACAGCTGGACGTAGTACAACAGACACGCGGGTCATTCCCGTGTCTTGACGAGCGGGTGTACGCAAAACCCTGCCGTTACCGGAGAGCTGCCCGTGCTACGAACGCCTAACTTTTTCTTGGGCCTCCTGCGGGTGGTCGCTTGGATCTTCTGGAGAGACCCCGTGGATGTCGCAGACAAGTCCAAGCGTGAGCCGAGGCCGCCTAGGCGGCCCACGCTCTGCTACACCGTCGGCAACGTGCCCGATGAGATCCACAGCATCGTGCGCACCAGCTGGTTTAGGAAGGGCAAGCCTGTCGAGGTCGATGAGATCCAGATCTTCGAGTGCGGCGACAGCACCCGGATCTTCCACTACGTCGTTGGGCAGGCCCTGCGCCAAGGGGCAGACGTCTCCGTGCTGACCACCTACCCCGCCCACATCCTTGGCGTACCCGAGGATTAAGTTTTACAACTGACGGGATTGCCGGCACCGCTGGCTATGTGTAACACTATGGGCAGGGGGCGAGAGCTTCCTGCCCTGTTTCTGTATTAGAGGACTATGGACACCCACACCAGCCTGCACACCAAGCTGGACAACAGCAAGCTCAGCGAGTACTACTTCGCAACCCGCTGGGCCATCACCAGCATCAAAGAACGCATCGCAAACAGCGAGAAGTACGGTCTCAGCGCCAGTTACGACAGGCACCAGCTGGAACGCTTGGAGGACATGGAGCAATGGCTCAAGATGAGCTGGGACACGTGGATGGAGCAGTTGACCGGCCATCGTGTTGAGGAGGTGAGCCGTGGCTGATGTTCTCGAAGTGTTGGACCTTTCTTTTGGGGTGGATGGGACGTGCCATGTCGAGGCCCTGGTCGATGATGTGGTCGTGGTGCATCCGCCCACCATGGAAGAGCCGGCCGAATGGGGGCCTGCCGTGTGCCGAGGCTCCTTCTACTTTTGTGATGAAGACGTAATTCCAGCTACCGATGCAGGACTCCGGCGCATGTTCGAGGACCGAATCGAGAACTGGGAGGTGGTGGACCCGTCCGATCTCTACGACTTTGGCGAGGACGACGCGGAATGAGGAGGATTACGACGACTGGGGCTACGGCACGGAGCCGATACCGGGCGACTCGACGTGGGTCGCCCCACGCAACCTCTGTCAGCTTCATCGGCGAGTTTCTGACACTCTTGCCGCTGCTGACACTGTTACGCCTGACCGCCTAGCCGCCCTGGCGCTCTTCGAGATTCTCAGTGTCCCAGCTGAGACTCTTATTGCGATTCAACGGGCTTATGCCAAACAGGCTGATTGAGTACTACACTGCACAACGTTCAACCAACTCTCATGCTCACTCTTCTCTCTGACAAAGAAACCCACGATCTGCTGACCAATATCCAGGCAGCGTCTGACATCATTCAGAACCTGACGCGGATCGTCGGCTGCGCCCAGACCGTCACCCTCGAACTGGAGCAAAAAACTACGGAAACCGTCAAAACCGTCAAGCAGCCCCAGTCTCAACCTAAGACTCGTGTGTCTCGCCGCAAGAAGCGGGAGATGCTGCGTGAGGCAGATGTGCGGGAGATCAAGCGCATCTTGATCGCCAAGGAGTTATCTGCAGTCAAGCTGGCTAAGCGGTACGGGGTGCATCCCACCACAATCAACTGCATCAAGTACGGCAAGACCTGGAAACATGTCGAGCCGGCTGTATCCAACGTTGTCACGCTCCATAGCTGATGCTTTTGTGTGATTCGCAAATTGCGGCCCTGTGCAAACAGGGCCTTGTCGATCAGTACGACCCAGCGCTGGTAAATCCCTGTTCGCTGGATGTACGACTGGGGCCGACGATCTTGTTTGAGACTCAGCTTGCGACTGAGTTCCAGCAGGTCAGCATCGGAGACACCAGTCAGGAGTCGCCGTACTTCATGGCGCCGGGTGAGTTTTTGCTTGCGGCAACACTGGAGCGCATCACGGTGCCTGATGACTGCGCGGTGCAGTTCATGCTCAAGTCTTCCCGTGCCAGGGAAGGGATTGAGCACAGCTTGGCCGGATTTGCAGACAGCGGGTTTTCCGGGATCTTGACGCTGGAGCTGAGCAACATCAGGCGGTTCCATCCGATTCCGATTTGGCATGGGATGCGCATTGGGCAGCTCGTAGTTCACCGCTTAGCAGAAGTACCGCAACTTACTTATGCAGCGCGTGGGCACTACCAAAACGACGGCACTGTTCAACAATCCAAGGGGTATTTTCAGTGAACGATCCAGTCAACCATCCCACGCACTACGCCAGTGGGATGCGTCAGTTTGAGGTGATTGACAAAATTGAGGATGCTGTGCAGTTTGCGCCGGATCCCGTTTTGGGAGGTTTGCAGTGGCAGGTGCTTAAGTATGTTGAGCGCTGCTGGTGTAAAGATGATCCAAGGCAGGATTTGATGAAGGCTCGCTGGTATCTGGAGCGCTTAATTGCAAAGTTGCCGGATGACGATGGCTGAACTCTCCCCCGCCGCGCAGGCGGTGCTGGATGCCTTCGGCAAGTACCCATTGCATGGTGATCACATAGCCGAAAACTTGATGCACGGCGCCCTCCCCGCCGCCCTGCGAGCTGCTGCGGATCAGGTGGTGCCTGAGTCCTACTTCGAGAGTGATGACGTAATCCGCGTTTCACTCCTAGCCATTGCCGCCGAGTTAGAGAGTGCCGATGCTTGACGACATCACCCGTTGCCACGGCGTTGACT